ACCAACCTTCACAGGCACAGTCTCTGGCGTCACTAAATCTATGGTTGGTCTTTCAAATGTAGACAATACATCAGATGTTAACAAGCCAATATCAACCGCTACTCAGACAGCGCTTGATCTAAAAGCACCTTTAGCAAATCCAACATTTACAGGAACCGTGACCCTTCCAAACAATACCGTAACAAATGCAATGCTAGCAGGCTCAATAGCAAACGGTAAGTTGGAAAATTCAAGCATAACCATTAATGGATCATCTATATCTCTTGGCGGTACAGCAACAATTGCAACTGGATTTAATGCTCAGTCTGTATCATCTAACATATCACTACAGAAAAACTATAATTATTTTGTAGATACATCTGCAGCAAGAACACTAACCTTGCCATCTTCTCCATCTGTAGGAGATGAGATCCATATCTTTGATGCATCTGGAACAGCAGCTACTAATAAAATAACAATTGATTCTAATACCTTAAAAATTAACGGGGTAGTACAAAATTTAGAAATAGATGTAAATAATGCAGCTGTCGTACTAATCTACACTGGCTCTACATATGGATGGAGAGTTGGATAATGATATCAGTAAAAAATAACATGTTAGAATCAGGTAAAAATCTGATACAATTAATTAATATGCTGCTCGTAGGAGGATTTGGCATGAGACTATTTAAGGTAGGAATATAATATGGCTCCATTAAGTTATAATAGCATTTCAGGTGGATCTTCTGGTGTAACCAACGATTTTATTATCAGTACTGGTACATCTGGAAGTAGCACAATTACCCTTTCTAAAGATTTTCCTTCAGGAACATATGTTATTAGCTCATCCCTATCAGACACATCTTATGATGTTTATTTAGTTTCATCAGATGGATCATCAGCAGGATCAGTAAACGGTACAACAGCACAAACAACAATCACTGCTACTAAATCATTTAATACTGTTGTTATTTATGGTACTCAAAATAATGACACATACACATTTACATATAAGTATGTATTTACTCCAGTAGAAGATAGCTCTTCCATATTGGCTGTTGGTCCAAGAATTACATCTTTAAGTACTTCAACATTAGCAAACGTTAATAGCACAGTAACTGTAACTGGTAAAAATTTTGCATCAAATGTAACAGCAACATTTACTGGAACAGACAATGTTGTTAGAAATGCAAAATCTGTTGTTAGAAACTCATCAACACAGATTGTTGTTACTCGTCCAGATGATATGCCAAATTCATATCAGCCATATACATTAACATTGGCAAATCCAGGAATAGCATCACCTACTTCAACTAACCTAAATAAGCAGGGCAGCATATTGGCTGGATCTATTCCTACATGGACAACAGCTGCAGGAGACCTATCTACTATATTTGTTAAAGGATCTGCATATTCACATACACTATCAGCCTCAGACCCAGACACTGGAGGATCAGTTACATACACAATAGTTTCTGGAGCTCTTCCATCTGGAATTTCATTAAACTCTAGTACTGGAGCTATTAGCGGAACATCATCCGCTGATTTTGGAACATATAGCTTTACAGTTCGTGTAACAGATGCTGGCGGAAACTATGTAGATAGATCATTTAATATTCAAAACTTTATTTCTACAGATACTGACAATTTTAATAGATCTACTTCTGGAAATCTTGGCAGTACTAGCAATAGAGCTACAGTATGGACAAATGTTCGTGGTACATGGCAAGCAGATGGCTCAAGAGCATACAGCAACGATTCTGCTGGAACAAATGCCATTGCAACAGTTAGAGCAGCAACAACTAATATTTCAAATCTTCAAGTAGATACACAAAATACTGGCGGAGTCGGACTTGCCTTCTGGGTAACAGATGCAAACTCCTGGTATGCAGTAACAACATCATACTCAACAGATACAAGTAGTTCTAGTTCATGTACTGGTGGAGGTAGCGGTTTATATGAAGGATCTTGTCCATCAATATGTAACCAATGCTCTGGATGTGATACAGTAACTTCAAGATATTATGTAGAATTATATTGCCCATGGGGTTTCTGGGGAGAATTAACGAGAACAGGTTGCTCTATTCCAGCTACTACAATTAATAATATATGTGGAGAGCCTGGTGGAGGTTACGGAGGATGTCGTGGACCATACACATTCTATGGTTGTAATACTACAATTGCAACTAGTACAACAACAAACTATCGATCATATTTCAAACTGCTAAATAATGGTACAGAGTTGGTAAGTACACAATATAATGTTAATTCATCTGGATATTCTTCTGCAGGCTCTATGGCAGTAAGCACAGTAGGTAATATTATCACATACAATGTTTACTCTGGCGCTAACAAGAGTGGATTAATACATAATGGAGCATACACAGCATCTAGTCCTGTAAAGGGTACTGGTGTTGGTATATATAAGGGCAATGGTGGATCCTCTCAAGGTTCTTATGTAGATAACTTTGATGTAACAGTGATATAATGAATAAGTGTGTTATTACCTATAAGGAGGAAATAAATGACTGAAAATAATTTGCCACCAATGAAGGTAGCTTTTGTTGTAAACAATAAGGTAGCCGATGTTCTTCATACGGATGCAAAACTAGCCGCTATTTTATTGAGCAATCCAGTTATAGTTGATGTAACTGGAGCAAACAATACACAAAATGCTTTTGTTGACGATGACTATAATCCTGAAACAGGAGAGTTCATAACTGCAAGAGTTGTGGATATTCCAGAAGATACAGAATAATTATATATTTCTTATCATAAACTTTGTGATATACTAGGAGAGCTTTGTAATTTGCAAAGCTCTCTTATTATTTTTATTGAAAGGTTTTATAAATGTCAGATCTATTTTCGTTTCGTTTGCTAGAAGAGTTTGTTAATAAATATAAGGATTTAGAGCCACCGTTCGGATTTGCCGATGCTGGAAATAACTCCCTTGGAGAAATAACATTTATTAGAACCTATTCTAGAGTTAAAGAAGATGGTACAAAAGAGCGTTGGTATGAGGTATGCCGTCGTGTAATCGAGGGTATGTACTCAGTACAGAAAAACCATGCAAAAGAAAATCGTCTTCCATGGAATGATAATAAAGCACAAAAATCTGCACAAGAAGCCTTTGAAAGAATGTTTAATTTGAAGTGGACACCACCAGGGCGTGGTATGTGGGCATTTGGAACTCCTATGACTATGGAGAAGAAAAACTCTGCTGCCCTTCAAAATTGTGCGATGGTATCAACAAGAGACTTAGATAAAAACGATCCTGGCGCATTGTTTGCATGGGTAATGGATGCACTTATGCTTGGCATTGGAGTTGGATTTGATACCGTTGGAGCAGAAAAACAATTTCCCATCTATTCCCCAATAGAACCAGCATTTATTTATGAAATACCAGATACCCGTGAAGGTTGGGTTGAATCAGTAAGGATGCTATTAAATTCTTATTTAAGGCCACATCAAGCAATTCAAGAATTTAACTATGATTTGATCCGTCCTCTAGGAGCCCCTATAAAAGGCTTTGGAGGCGTTGCAAGCGGTCCACAGCCACTCATTGACCTTCACAACCGCATCCGTACTGTAATCGGCGGTAGAGCAGGAGAAACCCTAGATTCACGTGCTATTGTAGACATTGTAAATCTAATTGGTACATGTGTTGTTTCTGGAAATGTTCGTCGTTCTGCTACTCTTGCATTAGGTGCTTCTGGAGATGAAGATTTTATCAATTTAAAAAATGCAGAAGTATTTCCTGATAGAAATTCATATGATCCAGAAAAGCCAGGATGGGCATGGATGTCAAATAATTCTATTTCTGCAACGGTAGGAACAAAATATGATGACTATGTAGACCTTATTGTAAATAATGGAGAACCAGGATTTATTTGGTTAGATGTTGCAAGAAATTATGGCAGACTAAATGATGCTCCAGATTACAAAGATTATCGTGTTATGGGATTTAATCCATGTGCAGAGCAGCCATTGGAATCATACGAACTTTGTACATTAGTCGAGGTACACTTAAATCGTCATGAATCAAAAGAAGATTTTTTACGTACATTAAAATTTGCATACTTGTATGGAAAGACTGTTACATTAATTCCAACACACTGGCAACAGACAAATGGAATCATGCAGCGTAATCGTCGTATTGGAACATCTCTAACTGGTATTGCTTCTTTTGCAGATAAGAGGGGCTTACCAGCAGTTCGTGAATGGATGGACGAAGGATACAATACAATTCGTAAATACGACCACACATACTCTGAGTGGTTATGCGTTCGTGAATCAATTCGTGTAACAACTGTTAAGCCATCAGGATCAGTTTCTATTCTTTCTGGTGCAACGCCAGGAGTTCACTGGGCTCCAGGAGGAGATTACTTCTTGAGAGCAATTCGTTTTGGAGAAACAGATCCAATGATTCACCTGTTCAAAGCTGCAGGGTATAAGATTGAAAAAGACCTTGTATCAGCAAATACACAGGTAGTTTATTTCCCAGTACATTCTGGACATCCAAGATCAGAAAAAGATGTAACACTATTTGAAAAAATAGCACTTGCTGCTACTGCTCAAAAATATTGGTCAGATAATGGTGTTTCTGTTACCCTTTCATTTGATAAGGAAACAGAATCAAAGCATGTTGCTCCAGCATTGAATATGTATGAAGGGCAACTAAAGGCAGTATCATTCTTACCAATGGGCAATACTGTTTATCCACAGCAGCCATATACACAAATCACAAAAGAAGAATATGAGTCATATATTGGTAAGATTAAAAAGATTAATTGGTCTGCTATTTATGATGGAATAGGAAATCTTGATTCTATTGGCGAGGCCTACTGTACTACGGACAGTTGTGAGATAAAAATAGGTTAAAATGGTAAAGCGGGGGTATAAAATTACTATTATATGCTATACTTATGGTTATGAACAATAACGTCAATCCATTTATTAGTCCAAAAACTGGCAAACCTATTGTTAGTAATGTACGCCGTCAAGTTATTGAAAAGAAATATAACTGGGGCCTTTATGTTTATAAAAAGTCTACTGGTAAATGGTTTACAGATGGAGAAGGAAACGTTTTAAATATTCCTGCCGTTCGTGGTGATTTAACAAAGATTGCAGAACTAAAGCAGGCAGCAAAATATTATGGCGACGATGGTGACGGAGAAGCAGTTTTTGTTCCAGGGTTGACTAGAGTATCAGATGAAGAATATAGTGAACAAATGGATAGATTTAAGAATGGTCTCATTCCATCTATGAATGATCTTGGTGCTATTCATGCTGCACAGCAAACATTAAAAACACACGGAAGGAATGCTTACGAAAGTGAGTAGAGAATTTGATTATATTCAAGCTAGTTTAAATACTCAGCCAGAAGAAAGAAATATTTTTAAAGAACAAGACCCATTTAATAAATCATGGGATGATCTAAAATCATTTTCTGGTTTAAGCAATAATTTTAAACGCAGAACAGTTAGAACTGTATCAAAAGTTTATCCAGCAAATCAAGATGATGTTGCATATTTAAATAGCGCTAATGCAGTTCCTTCAGGACAAGATGCAGAATCAAAACAAATTAATCCAGGAACTGTTTATCATAATGGCTATGGAATTTTTGATGCAATTACACCGCCATATAATCTTTATGAATTAGCAAGCTATTATGATACATCTTTTGCTAACCATGCTGCTATTGATGCCAAGGTAGAAAATGTTGTTGGTCTTGGATACCGTTTTGATATAACAGATAGAACAATGTTAAAGTTTGAGAATAGTGATGATCAAGGTGCTGTTGATAGAGCACGTAATCGTATTGAGCGAATGAAGTTAGAATTACGTGATTGGTTAGAAAATCTAAATGATGAAGATAGTTTTCAGAAAACAATGGAAAAAGTTTATACAGATTTGCAGGCTACTGGAAATGCCTATTTAGAAGTTGGTAGAACTGTTAGTGGAGAAATTGGATACTTAGGACATATTCCTGCTACAACAATTCGTGTTAGAAGACTTCGTGATGGCTTTGTTCAAGTAATTGGAAGAAAGGTTGTTTACTTCCGTAACTTTGGTGCAAAAAATCCAAATCCAGTTACTGATGATATAAGACCAAATGAAATTATACATATTAAAGAATATTCTCCATTAAATACCTATTATGGTATTCCAGATATTATTGCTGCTATTCCATCTCTTATTGGAGATCAGCTAGCATCTCAATATAATATCGACTACTTCCAAAATAAGGCTGTACCAAGATATGTTATTACATTGAAAGGTGCAAAGCTATCTGCTGATGCAGAAGATAAAATGTTTAGATTCCTACAAACAGGATTAAAGTCTCAGTCTCACAGAACTCTTTATATACCACTTCCTGGAGATACAGATAATAATAAAGTTGAGTTTAATATGGAGCCAATTGAAAATGGTGTTCAAGAAGCATCATTTGAAAAATATCGTAAACAAAATCGTGATGATATTTTAGTAGCGCATCAGGTTCCAATCTCAAAACTAGGGGGATCTGACTCTGCAGCTATTGCTGCTGCTCTTGCACAAGATCGTACCTTCAAAGAGCAGGTAGCTAGACCAGCACAGGGACATCTAGAAAAAGTTGTTAATAAGATTATTAAAGAAAAAACTGATATTTTAGAGTTAAAGTTTAATGAGCTTACATTAACAGATGAAATAGCAAAATCACAAATTATTGAAAGATACGTAAAAACTCAGGTTATTACTCCAGACGAGGCTCGTGAAATGATAGATATGCCTCCTAGACCAGACGGCGATGGCAATACTCCATTTATCATGTCTCCAAGACAGGCTACAGATGCTAGGGCAAATCTGGGTGGTACCAGACAAAGAGATTCAGAAAGAACAAATAATAACTCAGATTCCCCATCAACGATCTCTGGCAGAAATGCACAGGGTGAAGGTAGATCATCTCAATAGTTGAGAATCTATTATAAAGGAATGATATAATTATTCTGCCATGAATATAAATAAAGCACATTGGATTACAGATGGCGACAACGTTCGCTTTTCTATGCCTATTGGCAAGGTCGATCAAGAGCGCAGAATCGTT